ATTGCATACGACGTTTGTGGCGTACAGCCAATGACTGGACCTACCGGTCTGATCTTCGCAATGCGTCCTAAGTACACCAACGGTACAGTGTTGGGTGCTGATGCGTTCTACAACGAAGCCGATTCTGACTTCTCGGGTACCGGAACTCATGCTGGTACTGATCCAGGCGTTCTGAACTCTGCTGGTACTTACACCAATGGTGGCGGTATGACTACAGCAGCTGCTGAAGTTCTTGGTACTGATACCAACCCAGCTTTCGCTGAAATGGGATTCGAAATCGAGAAAGTAACTGTTTCTGCACAATCTCGTGCTCTGAAAGCTAAGTACTCTGTTGAACTTGCACAAGACCTTAAAGCAATTCATGGTCTGGATGCTGAAACAGAACTGAGCAACATTCTGTCGAGCGAAATTCTGGCTGAAATCAACCGCGAAGTAATTCGTTCTATCTACGTAACTGCTAAGCAGGGTGCTGATGTTGGTACTGCTCTGGCTGGTACTTTCGACCTGGACGTTGACTCGAACGGTCGTTGGTCGGTAGAGAAGTTCAAAGGTCTTCTGTTCCAAATCGAACGTGATGCCAACGCTGTTGCTAAAGCAACTCGTCGTGGTAAAGCTAACTTCATCATCTGCTCGAGCGACGTTGCATCTGCTCTGGCAATGGCTGGTGTTCTTGACTATGCTCCTGCACTGTCGACTAACCTCCAGGTTGATGACACTGGCAACACCTTCGCTGGTGTTCTGCAAGGTCGTTACAAAGTTTACATCGACCCGTATGCAACCGGTGACTTCTACGTTGTTGGTTATAAGGGCACTAGCTCTTATGATGCTGGTCTGTTCTATGCTCCGTACGTTCCACTGCAAATGTACAAAGCTGTTGACGATACTTCTTTCCAACCAAAAATTGGATTCAAGACTCGTTACGGTCTGGTAGCTAACCCGTTCGCTGAAGGTACTAACAAAGGTGCTGGCGCCCTAAACGCTAACTCCAACGTGTTCTTCCGCCGCGTACGCGTTACAAACATTCTGTAAGGAATGCCGCAATAATGAAAAAGGACTCTTCGGAGTCCTTTTTTGTTTTCTATGACAATGTCCCACGATCATTAAATACAGCATCAATGGACAAATACCGGCGCCGCAGCTGCGTTTGTTAAGTTGTACAACAAAGCGTCCGCTCCAGTTCTTGCTTCTGATATTCCGGTTCTTACTATCCCAGTGCCGGCGTCGAGCGTTGTTTCATTGAACTTTGGTGCTCTTGGACATAGATTCGCAACAGGAATCGCGATGTCAATAACTAACTTGGCCGCTGATAACGATGCAACTGCTGTTGCTCTTAACCAAGTGAAAGTCCTGTTAGACTCGATCTAATCTTTCACAAGGCAATAAAAAAAGGGAACTCATTGAGTTCCCTTTTGTCTTTTCTGGCAGTTATGCGTGTGGATTTGGAGCCATCGCATACATACTCAGCATTACTAAGAATAGTACATGCATAGTTGTTTCCTCTAAAATGTTAGTGAATACGTCTTTGTTCTTATTTCGTTAAGCGCCGGATAATGTCCTCGAGGTGAGTCATTATCGACCAGTGATACATGAAGTCCACGGAGAACTTCTCGTTCGCATCTCGTGACATCTCGTGTGTTTTGTACGCAGCCAATAGGTCCATATCAGGATCGGCTAAAAGTTCTTCTAGAACACTCCTGAAGTGACTAGGATAGCTATCCAGATCTTTAGCAAGTTGCTCTTTCAATGTCATCATAATTACCTTGTTTGGTTGGTCCGTTGGGGTATGATCCCAAATCAGCAGACTTATGAGGTCTGTGTTTTCTCCGTTTAAACTACAGACCAGAAAGTTTTAACTATGATAATCAGAATCCGTCCTAATTATCTGTGTGCGAGGGCAGAGGGGATCGAACCCACATTCTCAGCTCCAATTACACTTAGCACTTTAGAAGAATGCTGTGGCTATACCCCCAAATTCTTTAAAGCAAGTCCTTGGCGATCTTACATGCAACCGCTTTGTCGTACTTACCAGCATATTTAGTATCAAGGCATTTGATCGCTTCACCGACGTTGCTGAAAAGACATTCGGTTAGAGCGTCTTCGATTTCACCGTAAGACATTTCAACCGGCAGAAATATTTTCAGTACTTCATTTTCGGCCACAAATTTCTTAGCCTGTGCTTCGGTCGACAGGCTGATCACTTCGTTGTTGGACTTGATCAGCTTCTTGACCATTGTGAGAACGTCAGCATCCGGAGCATCAGTAAGAGCTTTACCTTCGCGCTTCAGTTTTGTCTCAAGTTCGCCGACCAAAAGAGTCAGGATAGAGAATGCAGTTTTGTCTGTCGCATTACGGTTCGCCGTGCGAGATGCGATCACTTGTTCAACGAGTTTCATTGTAACCTTCCTTTGTTTTTTCGATGTTGCCGTTCTCGACAATGTATTCTGCTACTTCATAAACGGTGGTCTTGTATACCACGCGCAGCGTGTCTCCGAGAGCCGGATACGCTCGGTCCATGATTGAACCGAATACCATACCAGACGAGAAAATGATCAAGAACATCCATTTGAAGCTGATGCCATATACGCCAACGTTCATTTCGCGGCCATCCTCTTAAACAGCTCAATATTCTTTTGCATCATCGCTTTGACAGATTCGTCTACCAGACGATCATATTCTTGGCGAGAAATACGTCCTTTCATGAAATCCTGCCAAAGCATACTGCGGTTCTTCATTTCGTCTACCATTTTGGTTGTCTATGGTGATATTATACACCAAGAAGAACCGAATGTAAACAACTATTTTAGATCAAAAAAGAATATCAGATGCGCTTTTTAGAACGTCCAATGCGGGCAGCCAGAATGGCTTTGATTTGAGCAATCTGATCTTTTGGGATGTTTTCCACCGACGTCGGCGCCCGGCCATAACCGAGGGAAGTCGGATCGTTCATGTACGCCTCACGGCGAATCAAGGAATCTTCCCAGAAAAGCAGCAGCGCTTTCAACTGATTTGAGCTTTTGGCTTCAAGACGGTCAAACTGCTCTTTACGGTAATTTCTAGGTTCTTTAGTTTTCATGATGCTTTCCTTTCGATATGGCTCTATTATACACCGGTCGAACCGGAATGTAAACAACTCTATGAATTATTTTCACCAAGGCACCACATCCACGTTCATCAGAATCTTCTTACGTATGGATGCAATTGCATCCATCGAAATATTGATTTCTAAACCGGCACCGATCGGCGTTACCAATAATCCCATCCGACGTTATGAGTAAATGGTGTAAGTTCACCGTCACCGACTTGTTTGATCTTATGCAACTCGTTTCGGTGTTTAACTCTAAGGCCACGATTTCGTCTATTCCTATATTCCCACGGAGCAGCCGAATAGTTGGCAAAGAATCTCATACCGGCATCCCGATGAAATTCGGAGATAGTCAAGCGACGATATTCTTCGTATGATTCTGATGGTCGACGCTTTTCTCTCCAATTATCTTTCCACCGAAGATCTCCCTTCCACGACCAAACATCATTCTCACCATACAAATATCCACGCTTCATGATATCAGACGGTGAGAATTCTTTTCTTCGAAATGTTCTTGACATCTCTTGTTACTCCTACGTTGTGATTATCTACAACATAGCTTTACTCCTTTCGTATAATGTTTAGTCAAGAATTCTTATTAGGAATTGGATGAGGTATTCATGAATAATGAATCCGATAGTAAAAATCAAACCGACCGGACCGGCGATAACCAGCGCCGATATAGTTTGGATTTCACCGCGATCATAAATTTTATGCGGGTTTAGCTTGTGCTCAATAAACGTAATAAAAATCACAGTTATTGAACACATCAACCAAAATAATACCCAGGTCAGAATAACATACATTATCAGAACCTCACGCCTTGGAGAGAAGACATGATAACTTCATCCTGTGATACGCGTTGCTTGACGATCATCGGACGAAGTTGCTTAGACAGATTCCCGTAAGTCAGTGCGCCGAAAATGCATTCAAGTGAACCGATGAACAGTGAAGTTTCGTTATGGATGGTTCCCATGTCGGGGTTGCGGAAGCGAATGGTTTTACGAGTAAAATCGTTCTGCAAACGTTGATACGCAATCTTAACACCGAGTTTCTTGTTGAATTGCTTTTCTGAACCAGAGTCAGAGAATCCGAATTCAAAACCATCAATTTCGGCGGTGATGCGGCGGTATGCAAAGGTTAGCGCTTTGGTACCACAGCCGCTAACTACTCGGAACACTCGAGAATCGCATCTCGGTCTAGGTTGAGTGTCAGCTTGTGACTTCAGTTGGTTAAGAAGGCGTTCAATCTGAGTGATTGCCGTGTGGATTTCGAATTTACTTAGTGAATGCATGATAACACCTCTTCATTATGATTTTGGAGCTGCGTCCCGGATTTGCAATCCGTCGCCTAACTGCTCAGACCAGCACAGCACGATTGGTAGGTCACGTAGGTAATGCTCCCACTTCTACGTGGTGTAAGCATGTGGCATTATTTTTATGCTAAAGACCCATTAAACCTTAAAACCGAAACTCAACAACCACCGAGAACCTTTTTCGATTGGTGTTACGTAGTGATATGATGTGTCTGCTCTAAACAGGTAGATTCTATCCGAAAGGTGCCATATCATCTTATTGCAAACAAAGATTCCTCCCACCTCAGCTTTCCGTAGAACGACATTAAGTCGAAAAATACGTTTACCGCCTGATGGATCTTTGTGTTTTGGGATGTAGGATTTTTCGCGATAGTGAAAAATGTAACAGTCAAAACATTTAGAGAAAAACACAGTAAAAATTTCATACCCGGTG